CGATAAACAACATAGATATTATTAGTACCTGATGGAGGTGCACCAGTGAATGTTAGTGTTGTACCAGATACGGAGTAAGCGGTGATTGGTTCTTGTGATACATTCTCAACATAAACATCAAGGTCAACTTCTTTTTGAACTGACCGAGTTAATGTGAATACTGTAGTCGAACCGTTACCAGAGAATCTATCTGCATCTCTTGGAGAAGCAATAGTTCTTGTTGGGTCGTATATGGATGATGAAGTGCCGAGATAAGAAATTTTAGTTCACCTTGATTAAATGACCTGTGTGGCCAGTTTCTTTAACTTTTTGCCATTGAGACATTGTTTTGTTTTTGATGTTGTTTCTATATTTATCATCAACATAATTCTTTATTCTACCGTTTGTTAATCCGTCATTTATTGCTTTTGCAACTTTGTCTGGACTAACTCTATAACTTTTAACACCATCATTCATCCAAATAAGAGTTGATAATGTTTCTGCTGCTTTTTTGTATGTCTCTGGAGATAAAATTTGTTTAGCTCTTGCTTCACGCAATTTTTGTTTAGTTTCTTCTTTCATTGCAAGACATGATCCATTTGATCCGCCTGTAATGATGTTCAAACACATTTTATCTTCTCTCAATAAATCTTTTGTCACACACTTTGATTCCAAATCATATATGTACTTTTCAGGTCCAATAACAAGGACTTGATATGTAAAAGATTCTCTACCAAATTCTTTAATCTGTTTCTTTATGTTTACACCAGAACCCCAATACTCTGAACCATTATAATGTTTCTGGTCACGGCCTTTATGCTTGCCGATATAATACTCACCAGTTATGGTGTTAGTAATCTTATAAAGGTGAGCTACCTGTTGTTCCATGATTGTATTTATTCGCCTTGGTCAGCAGGTTGCGGAGTATTGCCTTCAGCGAGCCATTTTAAGTATTCTTGATAGTCGGTGTTGGCTGGGTCAAAAGGTATCCATGTCTTATCGTGTATTCTATAAACGACTTCCGTTGGATTTCCCGTCAAGATATTATTTGGCATTAATTTATACATTTATAACTCCGCAATTGCTAATAAAACTAACTGACCATTAGTCCCAGCTAAATAAAAGATACTAGCCGCAGAAAAATCACAAGTCATTAAGCCACCAGAAATTGTAGGAGTTGCATTTACCCAAGATCCACCCACTAAAGTAACTGCGGCTTGAGCTCTTTTTTGTGATTTGAAGTACCATTTATGATAAAAACCATTTGAAACATACTGCAAACCCATTGCAGCAATGGTTGAAGAATCACAATAATACGGTTCACAATACCTCTGACACAAAGCCAACTCAGCACCATATGAGCGATATTCAAAGCTCGTTGCTGTTGAGCCTTTTTCTAGCTGCACATTGGTAATATATAAAAACTCACCTAGAGCAGTGGTAGTTACATCTGACCAAATAAACAAAATGATGTTTGAAGTTGATGCTGTATCAACATTTGCCGTGACGCTGTAAGTAGCAAAGGATGTAGTAACACCTAAGTTAGCAGGAGTATTCTCGTAGGTTGCATTAGCAATCAGAGTTGGGTTTGTACCTTCTACACCCCATGCAGAAATAATGTCTGAGGTAACAGTATCAGCAGTGCCAGACCAAGCAACTATTGCACATTTAATATTATCAAGGTTGGCTGTTGCAGAAACTTTTGCTTGAAAAGATATAGTTACATTTCCACCAATCGCATCATAACAGTTTGCATTTTCTATAATCTGAGCAATACCAAATTTCTTGTTTACAGTTTCTACATCTAAGCCAATGGAATATTTTGCTCCTGTTGGAACAGTTGTTGTTTGAGTTACATCAACAATATCATTACCATCAGACAGAATATAAAACCTGTCTAAAACATAAGTGTCATCATTGTTTGCACTGCTTGTAGAAGTAAAGGATGTGCCACGCTGTGCTATATCCATTCCGCCATTGATGACACGATTCTTGAAGCCAGTAAAACCACTCGCTATAGTTGAACTGTCTGCAAATGTGATGCTACTTCCGCCGTATGATACACTCATTTGTTATGCCTTTGGATATTTGTCTTTAACTGTTTTAATCTGTGCTTTCCATGCATCAAGACCACTATGATATAGAGTATCTAGTTGGTCTGGAATGGAAGGATATTCTTGAGCTCTTTGATACTTATAGGTGTCAGGATCAACCCAAGAATTAACTGCCGCTAAATCAATAGTTACTTTATTACCTTGAGTATCAAATGCACCTGCGGTATCATCAACAGTAACAACCGTTGGATATAGTGCGTATATAGCTTTATGATTCACGCTGCAATCTCCATAACTGTAATTTGTGATGCCATTCTTATTTGACTAGATTGGTCGGTATCTTGTGATGTTTGATTTATATAAGCACTACCAGCACCAGCAGTCATTGCAAGTTGTATTTTGTAGGTTGTGCTTGATGTTGTTGCTGGGCTATCTAAAAAATTACCTGAAACAGGAGCAGAAGGAATTGATTGGTCTTGAGAAGAAAATCCACCAAGAGCAGATATTCTACTTCCAACCGCAGTACCAGCATTAATAATTGTTGCACCTCTTAACAATCTAACAGAAGCACGACCAGCGGTCACATTTTGAGAACCGTTGATTTGAAATAATACAAGTATTTTACTAGATGAACTTGTTGGAGTAATGCTTACTGTAAGACCAGTAACATCAACAAAACTTCCGCTTGTTGTAGAAAATGTGTCTGCTTTTTCAACACTAACCACTTGCAACACTCTACCTGAATATTGCTGAGTTGGACTTACACCTGAAATGGTACTAGGGAATGTTATACCGGTTGTGCCGTCTACGATTGTAGTCATTCAATAGCCTCTAGTTGTTCTTTGGTTGGTCTTGCAAGTGTTGGATGTTCCCACTTTGCTATGTAGTCGCCTTTGCCATCACTATCATTTTGTAATCTAATTCTTCCTGTTGGACCAAAATCTTCTACTTTTAATTCTGGATATAAAGAAATAAGTTTATCGTATAATTGCATTATTCTGCCTTAACTAAACAACCACTAAAATAACTGTGATTTAGTGATCCATAAAGATTTTTTGTTGCCCCACAATTCTGATATGCTTGAATACTAACATAATCAGTTGTACCATTTAAATATAACATTGTTTGAACCAAACTTGATGTGTCTGAAAAGGGAGTAGTCCCATAACTATAATTACCGTATTTGTATTGTGAAGTATTTCTCATTAAAGCAAGTAAAATTTGTCCTGTAGCAGAACCAAATTGAATATAACAACAAGCTTGTACAAAATAATAACCTGCAACATTTGGTGTCCATCTATATGTTGATGTGTTATAACAGTTTGCAGTATCATATTCAATTACATTAAATGTAACATTTGTAAAAGTAGCATTTGTGAGAGATTGTCCAGAACTTGTTCCACTAAAATATGCTGAAAACATTGGCTGATTGGCCAATTTTGCAACTTGAACACCGTTCTGTTGAACAGTTAATGGACCTGCACCATCACCATAAAATGTTGAACCAAGAACACCTGTGGTTGTTGTATTAATCAATGCCATTTTATAGAACCACCCATTTCTGACCTGTTGGTACTGTGATTGACTTGCCAGTTAGAATCGTAACTGGACCTACAGAGTAACCATTGTTACCCGCAGTCAATGTATAGTTTGAATATACTGTGTTAGAACTTTCAACGATGGCAGTACCAAGTTGAACGGCTGTGTTACCTGAGCCGCCAGTACCAACTAAACCGCCCTGCACTCTTGTTAAACTCATAGTTTATCCTTAGGCGATTTCTAAAAGTGAAACTACCGTATCTATTGAACCATTAGCACTGGATGTTACCTTGATAATATCAGATGCTTGAAGAACTACTTTTTGGTCGCCGCCGATTGGGACTAATGTCGACCCCGATAAAATAGGTGCGTTAGATATGATAGAATAGTCTACTGCTGAGCGTGTGATATACACATTTGCTGTAACAGTACCGGCAGACTTATTGGATAAAGTCATACCAATTAGAGTTGTCTGTGTAGCGGATGGGCAAGTGTAAACTGAATTTCCAGTCGTTACAATGTTTGCCGCTAAATTGCTCTTAAAAGTGTTCGCCATTTAATATTCCTAATTCAAATTGTTTTTTATTTAGATGATATGCTTTAAGACTTTCAGATTTTTTTCTTCTTGACTCTTCTGAAAATATTCTACCTTTTGATGATTGTGAAATCTTTTTTAAAGCATCATCTGTGTGTTTTTTGCCATCCATTGGACTTAGTTTACCTACACATCTTTTTTTAGCTGCAACAGACATTTTTTCTCTTGCATCAACGCTCATAACTTTGCCTAAATTACCTTGGCCAATTTTTTGTTTAGTTTCTTCGGATAATTTATATCCCAATCTACCATCACCACCAAGTGTCAAATTATAACCAGTTTCAGATGCCAAAGATTTTCTCTCTTTAATCAACTGAATTTCTTTTTGTTTGAGTTCTGTTTCGGAAGAACACTCTTCTAAGACAAAAACTTGAAATGAATCTTTACCATATTTTTTAATTGCATTACCTAATGGTGTATTCCATTCCCAACTATCTTTTTTGTTGGACTCATAAATGTGTTGTTTCCAACGCTGTTCAAGTGGTCGTTTAGTCAACCCAATATATTCTTTATTATTTATGATGTTTTTAATGCAATAAACTAACATGCTATTATTTATCCGAGCGCAATTGAAAACGCAAGAGAATCACCAGATATTCTTGCTAGTTCACTATAAATTGCTGTGTTTGCCGTGCCGCCTAGTTGATTGACAGTCAAAGTTCCT